AACTCAAGCACGATGCACAAGGTACTAAAAGGGCTGGACGCGAAGATTGTTAGCCTCATCGTGCTCATCATGTTCGGCACGTTCTTGTACGGCACGTACATCATGGTCAAGTACAACTACTACAAGAGTTTGCCACCTATTGAGGCAAGCAAGTGAAACAGCTCGTAAACCCGAACCTCGACCCCACAATCTTCTCTGGGGGCTGGGCGCTCAATGATTGGCTGGGCTGGTGTCTAGCCTATACAGAGGTAGCGTTTGGTGCAGACCGAGTAAGTGCCACGGCAACCGATGAGTGGAACCGCATCAGTTTTAGGCATGAAGATAGAAACCTCCCATCAGGTGTCTATGTGCCTGTCTGGTTCTCACACTTCGGCACATACAACGGCGTCTATAAGAACTGGGGGCATGTCGCTATCTATAAGGACGGCACAATCTGGTCAAGCCCTATCTCTCACAAACCCTACGCTGATATATGGACATCAATCGAACAGGTCGAGCAGAGGTATAACTGTAAGTTTATTGGTTGGAGCGAGGACATCGGCAACGTAAGAGTAATCGAGGAGGAAGATATGACAATACCAGACGCAGATAACTACTATTGGCGGTATGGGCAGAAACTCGCTCGCCAAGTACGTGGCCGAGAACTGAGCCGTGATGAGTTTAGAGCGGCACTAGTCGGTAAAACTGACCTGAATGCAGTTGAAATACTATCAGATGACAGTGAAGCTGATACCATGTTACACGCTCAAGATGTAGGTGTCATAGCAGTACAAGATAACTGGGAGGGGCAAATTGAAAGCCTTACCAAACAGCTCAACGACACCAAAGTAGCCCTACAGAACGCCGAAAACAAGCCACCTGTTGAAGTCGTCAAAGAAGTTGAAAAGATTGTTGAAAAGTCAGTATACATCAACGACCCGATACTAGCCAAAAACACTCAAGATACCCTGACGATTGTTAAATCCATCAAGGGTATGCTTATTAACTTCATAGGGGTAGTAAAAAACTTTATTAAGAAAGGCTAAAAATGAAACTCTGTATGACAAAAAAACAAGCGTTAGACATAGGAAAAGTGGCTGGTTACGTTGCTATCTCAGCAGTACTCGACTATCTCATTAGCATTACTACAGCGAGTGAGTTTGGGCAGCTGACACCAGTAATTAACATCGTACTCGTGGCGTTCAAAAAACTTGTAACCGCTGAGAAATAACGTGGAAAAAGGGTGGCACTACGAACAGAACGTCCGGATAAGCCACCTTGCCAGTGAAATGGTGCGGTTATTCGTTTCAGGCCATGACGCCGAGCAGACGGCTCAGTATGAAGCGGTACGCAAAGAATACTTACGCCAACAGCTTGTCAAAGGTTGGCATGATGTGGGCTATATACCGCCACCTGAGCATGTAGTCGGGTAAACTAGTAGCTAAAATAATAGCTTATGCTTATAATAAAAATGAGTGTTGTACGTTAAACGATATCTAGCCTCCTAAACTCAACTCGTCTATCAAAATAAATATAAGGTCATACACTCACCTGACATACTCCCTCTTAGCAAGGGAGTTTTGTTAAAAAAACAACCACCCAAGAGTAGCATAGGAGCGCTAAAAGGGTGGTTGTTATGTAGTTATTTTAGCACAGTCCAATTTTGAACGGATATTGTCGATAATAGCTTTATCAGTCTTTATCTCGATTACGGTCAGTTGCTCATTGTATTCAGGGTTGAAAGCAAGAAGCCTGGCGCTATTTAGCTCACATATCACCATGCCAAAATGTATCTGAGCAAGGTAATCAAGTGGTATCTCACCATTCACTAGTGCCTCATGCCGAAGCCCGTTAGCACACTTCACTTCTAGTAGTATGTCACCAGTGATACCATCAGGACTATAACCAGCGGTGGGGTATTTACTATTGGTGATAAACCCTGGCCGGAGCACGTCTGTCTCGTAGTTATGCTCATACTCACGGATTGCGATAGGCTCAAGCAGAGTGCCACGCATCATGTACTTGTTTGCTGTGATAGCACTATCATCTGGTAATGGCTTGCCTTGGAGCAATTTGATTGCGCGTGAGCCTGTCCACTTACCTTTTCGTAGTTCATGCCACTCAGGACTTCCTTGCTTGACATTATGGATAACTATCACAGCATCCTCTCTATCTCAGCCATAACCTGTGCAGCGTTCTCAGGATAAACAGTTGCAGAATGGAACATACCCTTTAATTTAGCTAGTTGCTGAGGTTGTAATGGCTGATACTTAGCTTTCTCTGACTTCTTGAACTCAAGCATCGTCCAGCCGCCACCAGGCATTAGTACGGTACGATCAGGTGTACCCATCGGTACACCAGGACCGGCATTGTTCTTAATGACATAACAGCCCTTACGTCGTAACTTTTCACAAAACTGTGCTTCAAACTCAGTTTCAGTCATTGTCTAAGTTCTCCGCTAACATCTCTAGTCCCTTTTGTGATTGTGCAAAACCCCTTAACCATGCAGCAGTCATTACTTTATTCTCAGCTATATAGTAACCCTCAGCATCTTTGATAGCTCCGGCCGGTGCTGTCAGGAGTGTGTAGTCATCGACATAGACATCCTCACCACCTAGCAGAGTAATAGTACGGGTAAGGCGGCCGTCAATCTGGTCAAATACGAGTTCGATAGCGCGGTATCGGCCCTTACGGACATTCCGCAGTAAGTTAGCGACTATGACATGCTTTACCTGTGGCATCTTCTGTGGTGGCTTGAGGTTTACGTCCTTGCCAGCTTGGATAGCCTTTTTGACGCGCAATATAGCCGGTATAATCTGCTCTGGCATAGTACGCATCCGGCTGAGTGTCTCACGCAGCTTTGCGGTTGCAGGGTCATAATTATCGTCTTGCACTGGTGCTACGGTTTCAGGGGCCCCGAGCGCTTTCTGCTCACTATGCTCGACATCAATCGCTTTCAGATACCGGACATAGAACTTCGGTATCTTGATGTGTATAGGTGTTTCGAGTAACCCCTCAATACGGTCAAACGACATTTTGGCGGCCGCTATATCATCTGTATCAGTACAAATGTCTATCAGTGACATGAGAGTACGCTCATCGACAGTGTTACTTTTAGATTTCTTCTTTACCCAGTACTCATCATAGGGAAGATGTATAAACTCCTCAAATTGATCTTTCAGTGTTATCATTACATATCCAATGCTAATAGTTGATTAAGGCTGTCATTAACCTCTGGTGTCGTCTCAAGCTCAACATCACTGTCAAACTTCTGGAACATACCCCACCGCGTCCTTATTTCAAGCAAATCTTCTGCTGGCCAGCCATTACATACATAACGAGTAATAATTTTACCGTCCTGCCTATACGCCGACCGTTCATACCCTGCAATCTTTGCAGCGTGGGCAATTGACTTTTTGCCAAGTGCCGTATAACTCCGCTCATCACACCACTTCTGGTAGTCACGTGTCAGTTCAGTAAAATTAGTGAAACCCCATATATCATTACGCACTAATTCCTCGAAATACGTCTCAGCAGTATTCACTTCTTCATCGTAGTCCTCTTTGGCTTTAATTGTCTGTTCACTAAAACTATAGCTATAGCCATTATCTTTGATTTTAACCGTTGTACGGAGTATTTCACCCAGTAAGTCTGACAAGAACCCAGGTCTTGCGAACAAGCGTTCATCGAACGTATTGTCCTGTGGAAAACTCGCTCGAAATGGGATAGTGAACGTGCGACGTCGAACACCTTGGGTCTTGTCAGCGAAAGTCGGTATGTTGTTAGCATTGAAAATAGTATGAACATTACCGTCAACCATCACTCCGTCCTGGCTGTTGAACTTGTGGACGTTAAAAGTGCTATGTTCAGCTAGGTTCTTATACCCACCAGTGTCTTTGATGTGCCCGTCGTTACTTTCAAGACAGACGTTACCAAGACGCCCGTTGACCATTGGCGTATCACGCTCATCCTCAATCTGCTTGACAGTAAGCTGGCTGAACCACCGGTTGTGCGAGTACGGCGCGTCGGAGCCAAAAATAGCATACAGTGCCTTAAGTGTGGTCGATTTGCCATTGGCTCCATTACCGAGGAACCAGAACACGCCAAATGGTTTCTTCGCCATAAATATGGGCGCTAATGCCTGAATAATATCATCGGCTAAACCTGTATCACCTGATGTGACTTCCTCAAGCCATTCACGGTGTGACATACCATCACCAGGGTTGATTGCAGTTGTGTAAACACAATCGTCATTTGATATGTCAGTGGTAAACTTGAGTTTTTCCATATCCCATACTCGGCCATCTGGCATAGCTATGTAGTGAGCGTACTTCGTCAGATCCTCGGAGTTGGTAAAAAAATAGTGCTGCAAGTCTTTGATCTGTGTCTGGCGTACTCCGGCACCCAATGTTGCATAACAGATACGAGCAAACTCGTCAGAAAAGAGTGTCTCCCACCCATTACTGTCAGCATATAATATCGTACCCCTGAACCGAACAATGCGGTAGCGCATGTTTAATTTCGCTACCTGCTCTTGTTTGAGGTTCATCTTCCCCTCAGTTGTTGATAACTCATTTTTTGCCATTGGTACCCCCCATGATGGCTGAAATAACACATTTTGTAAATACGCTAGTGGTAGCGTGTGGATAACTATTTAGACACTATAATTTTAATCCAAAAAGCTCATGTCAATCTCGTCTGTTTCTGCGCTGTCACCGTAATACGCATCTGGTTCGTTAGACATCTACAATCTCCGCTTCTGTAATTAGGGGGTTAGTCATGGTTCAAACCTCGGTAGCTTCTTGGGTGTAAGATGGGGTGTAAGATGGGGTGTAAGATTGTCATTACTCAACCCCTCAATCTTTCCTTCAAGCCATGCGATACGGCTCTTGAGTTGCTCTACTTCACTGTTCGCGGTGTAGTTGGCGGTGATGTAGGCTTCAACAAGGCTCATTACAATATTAGTACAATTCTCCGTGTAGTCGGCTGGTGCGAGCTTATGCACTTGTTTGAACTCTGTAAGCACCTGCTCTCGTAGCTCCTGTTCATTCGTAGGGTTAGTTAGTTGTGGCTTACTCATTGTCTCTCTCCTTTACTATTTGATTCGTTGCCCCATTGCGAAGCCATAGCGTCTGCTATCCCCTGGTATGTTTCGCTTCTTAGTTTCCAGCGGTTTTTACTCGGCGGCAGCTTCCAAACTCTGCCCTCTCGCCCATCAACTATATCTGTCGGCTCTAGCTTTGGTAGGTTCTTGAGCCATAGACAGGTTGCTTTTGTTTCGCCGTGTCCAAACATCCAGGGCTGAATAATCTGGTCTGGCTTGCGTATCTTTGAGCTGATAACGCTAATGGGGTTCTCAAGTGCAACACGTTTGATAGGTGCGTCTAGTAGTTGCTGCACAAAGTCTAATGCTTCCTGTTGTCTGCCGTCTGCAATCTTAGCTGCGAAGTACCTGGCACCGCTCACAGCCAAGTGAGTACATGGTGGGTGAGCAATCATCATATCCCAGCCATCGTTTAGATGTTCCAGCACATCACCTTGTATGTGATAGGGGCTATTATCATCAGACGGTAGTAGGTCACAGCTCCAGGCATCATGCCCTAGCTTACGGAAAGCTTCACGCACACGACCTGAGTACTCACATGCTACAAGTATTCTCATTGCTACTTATCCTTTCTTATTAGTGGT